GCGTGGTCGTCGTCGGTCTTGGACTTCGCTTGCTTCGCGGAGATTTTCTTCATCTCCCGAAGCATCGGGTTGTCCGGCGTGAGGAACGGCAGGGCGTTGTGGAGCAGGATCGGGCGAACGCCCACGACGCGGAGAGTCAACGACGCGGTTTCGAGTGCCATATATGCACCACCTTTCAATCTGCCCCGCACCCGTTAGAGTGCGGAGCCCTTGACTTGCCTCGCCCGGACCGGACCGGCCTTGCCTTGCCGCGCCGTGCCGCGACTTGCGAATCTGCCCAACGCCCGTTAGAGCGATGGGCCCTAGCCGTGCCGGGCCTGTCCGTGCCGGGCCTGTCCGTTCCACGACCGGCCGCGCGTCATTTCGTCAGCGATGGCTCTGCTGTCCATTTCTGCGCGTGCTGCAACTGCCTCCGATGCCGGATGATGACGACACCGCCGATGATGCAGCGATTCCGATCCTCCGCGATGGCGGCGTACCCGAAACTTTCCGCGATCTTCGCCACCGGCATTGTCGTCGGCCTCACCCACGCCGCACACGGAACGCGGCCAGAGAGGGCATCGGCAATGAACCTACGGATATCCTCATGCCCGACGCCAGCCCCCGTATTCACGCCTTATCCCTCGTCAGCACCCGCACCACCGACACAGGGTACAGCCCAGCCTGCCCGATCCGCTTCACCGGCAGGACGCTCCGATCCCGAATCCTTCGCCGGAGTGCGTGGACGCCAATCGGGGTGTTCAACTTGGCGTTGACGAGGGGGAGAAGTTCCGCGGTTGTCAGTAGTTTCTGGCTCATGCCGGACGGTAGCGGCACCGTCACCCCCAGTCAAGCGAAAATATTTTACACGCCGCTATAGACGCCAGATCCCCGTGCCGATAGTATCACCATGGCCGGACAACCCGGCAGAAAGGGACGAAGATGAATCAGAGGCAGAAGGACATGGTGGATGTTCTCCGGGCGGTGCAGCGGGCCGCGTCGGTGGCGAAGGTGTCCGTCGGGCCGGGCGACGCGATGACCGCGTTTGACGCGTTCATCAAGGAGATCAACCGAGAGGCCGCGGCGATCAACGCCGACGCCACCGAGATCGAGGCGGGCAAGGCGGAAAACCGCTGGCCGGTGCCGCTCGACGAGGGCGAGGCGAGGGCGGCGATGTGGGCAGCGGCGGCGCACTATCCCGACTTGACGGCGAAGATTGCGAGCGTACGGGCCGCGAACTACCTCGGCTGGTGCCGCATGGTCGCCGACGCCGCCGCGATGACGGGCAAGATGATTCAAGCCGAGTGGTACGCGAATCCGCATGCGGTGGATGCGTTTCTGCGTCAGGTTCCGCCCGACTACTACGCGAGGTGGGGGCTGTGATGACGCGAACAATCACAATCGAGGGCTACGCCGTCGAACTCGTCCGCGACCTCGACTCCGCGTCGGGGTTCGGCGGTTCCTACGGCGACCGGATGGAGTGGCTGGTGGTTGACATCCAGCCGGAGATCGACGACGACGAGCACCGCATGCGGATCGAGCGGTGGGCGATCGACGAGGCGACATACGAAAGGGGGTACGAGGAATGAAGCGTGCAATCATCAAGCGGTTCCACGATGTTCCCCAGTCGATCGAGGGCGTCGAGCTGGCGTCGATGATCGACCACAACACGCTCTGCCCCGGGCACTTGCAGCCCCGCGAGATGTGGGGCGAGGTGGACTATGTGGCGGGTTGGGTGGAGCCGACGGGCAAGGGTGCGTACCCCATCCACCTTGCCACGCTCGCCGAGCGGATCCCCGAGGGCCCGGCGTATCTGGAAATGGAAGTGGGGCGTTCGGCGTTCTCGGGCAGCGGCTCGCAGTACGATACCGACTGGTATCGACGGAACACCGTCCTCGCCCACATCGGCCGAACTATGGCCGAGTGTGGAACGCTCGGCACCGAGCCCCTCGGCATCTACCAGATGCACATGGGGGCCGAGACACGCGACGATTACAGCGTCTTGGACATGATCGGGCGTCCCCGCGAGATCGTCATCGACCTCTACGGCGGGCCGATGGACGGCGATTGGCTGCGGCACAACACGCCACGGATCGAACGGGCCCGGATTCTCGCCGATCGCACCGGAACGCAGACGACCGCGTTCGTCGGGCCCTGGACGCACCACGGGCGGCAGACGCCGTACGAGTTCGACGGATTTATGCGGCAGGCGGAGAAGATCGAGGCGGTGGACAACTGGGTGCTTTGGATCGACGGCGGGCCGGATCGGCTGCCGTATTCGCACGCCAGGCCGTATGTGAATGGGTTCGTGGGGGAGGTGGATGATGCTCACGATTGATGTCGATGGCGTCATGGCTTTGTACCCGTGCGAGGATTACGACCGCGATCGAGTCCATTCGCTTCTCGGCGATCGCCGGTGGACGGCGGTGGAGATCATCCGGGAGTTCGGGGATCAGATCCCATCGAAAGATATCTTGTGGCTGGTCCTGAGGCCCGAACTGATCCCGGAGATGACGCTGCATTCGCTGGCGTGCGACTTCGCGGAGCGTGCCTTGACTCGTGAGCGGGACGCGGGCTGTGATCCGGACCCTCGCTCGTGGGCGGCGATCGAGGCGAAGCGACGGTGGATCAGAGGCGAGGCGACGAACAACGAGTTGGCTGCGGCGCGGGCTGCGGCGTGGGCTGCGGGGGTGGCTGCGGCGCGGGCTGCGGCGTGGAATGCGGGGGTGGATGCGGCGTGGGCTGCGGCGGGGGCTGCGGCGGAGACTGCGGCGTTGGTTGCGGCGGGGGCTGCGGCGCGTGCTGCGGCGTGGGATGCGGCGCGGGCTGCGGCGCGTGCTGCGGCGCGTGCTGCGGCGGGGGCTGCGGCGTGGGCTGCGGCGTGGGCTGCGGCGGTGGATGCGGCGGAGACTGCGGCGTTGGTTGCGGCGGGGGCTGCGGAATACCGCTGGCAACTGGATCGGGTGCTCGAAGTGTTGGGGGGCGAGTGATGTCATACAGACCCACGAATGTCCCCGCGCACGAGGTGCGTTTGAAGATCAACGCACTGCGTGCCGGCGGGTGGAAAATCATCGACATCGCCGCGAAGGCGGGCATATCCCGGTGGACGGTGCGGAACATCACCGAATCTCGTTCGTACACCGTACACGCGTCCGTCGCGGAGGCGATCGAGCGTGTATGGCGGGAGGCCAGACGATGATGGAAGTACACACATCGGAACTCGTCTCGCCGTGCAAGCGGGCGGCGTACCTCCGCATCCACGGGCAGGATCAGCGTTGGGCCGAGACTGCACTGGTTCGCGGGCTCGCGGCCCATGCGGCTCTCGAGATCATGTGCAACGACGCGGACGCTTCTCACGATCCCTGGACGACCGCGAACGCGGGCTACGACGCGACGGCGGAGAAGTTGAACGAGGAGGGCCGGACAATGACGGCGGCCCCGATCGCCAACCGGGACGAGATCTGCATGGAAATCGCCGACATGCTCTCGGCGTACTCGCGTCGCCTGCTGCCGATGATGGAGTCCGTAATCGGCGTAGAACTGCCGGTGTCCATGCTGATCGAGGTGGACGGCGAGCCCGTCCGATTCGCCTCGCACATCGACTTGATCTATGTCGGGGCGAGCCCTCTGACGGGCGAGCGATCCCTGTGTGTGTTCGATTGGAAGTGGAGGCAGGACGAGCCGTCGTCGGCGTACCTTGCCAGGAACTTGCAAATGGGCATGTACTGGCACGCGGTGAAGTCCGGCGGCGTGATGGATCACGACGGGTGGCCGATCGAGATGCCGGTTATGCCGATCGAACTGTACTGGATTCACCTCCCGAACCTCGCCCCGTACAAGGTGACGCGGAAGGGGCATTACAACAGGGGGGACGATCGCCCGATGGAACGGGTGGCGTTCCGCGCGACGATGAACCACGAGACCAACCTGATGGCGGAGTTCGCCGATCATGTTCGGATGATGCGTGCGGGCTTTTGGCCCGCGTCCCCAGATCCGACACGGTGTCGGATCTGTCTGTCAAGTCATGCGTGCAGAGCATGGAGCAACTACGGTGAGTGAGCACAAGACGATTTACGAGGCGATGGCGGCGGCGTTCGGTGAAATGCCCGATGTGGAACTGGACGGCGTGAACCCTCACTTCAAGAGCCGGTACGCGACGCTCGGCAACATCGTGCGGACGATCCGGGGCACGATGGCGAAACACGGGCTGTTCGTGCGTCAGGCCGTGGCCGAGAACGAGAGCGGATGCCCCGGCATCACAACCGAGATCGTGCACAAGACCGGCGAGGCGATCCAGTTCGGCACGGTGTATATCCCGGGCTGCAAGCCGGACGCGCACGGGCGGGGCTCGGCGTTGACCTACGCACGCCGGTACGGGCTGGCCATCGCACTCGGCATTGTCGATGCCGCCGACGATGACGGGAACGCTTCGCTCGGCAGCGGGGAGAACAAGCCCGCCCGTCGGGAGGTAAAGCAGCCCGCGACGATCGGCAGCCGGGCGTACCTGGCGGCGGTGCAGGAGCGATCGGGCATTACAGTGGACGCGGACATCAAGGCGCTTGCGAACGCGATCCTCAAGAAACTCGGCATCGACAAGGCCGGGGCGAAGGTGGAGGACTGGAAGCGGGCAATCGAGGCGGTGAACAAGGCCGATGACCTGATCCAGTGGGTGTCGGCGAAGGAGGCGAAATGATTCCCAAGCAAGGCGAGAAATGGACGGACGGCAAGACCACCCGGGAAGTGCTCTGGGTGGACAAAATCGGCAAGCGGTTCGTGACGATCGGATACCGGCCCGATGACAAGTGCCGGGAGGTGTCGGGATCGGTGGCGTGGCGCAAGTGGGCGGAGAACGCCCGGAAGGTGGAGCAATGAACCTGAATCGCGTGTTCCTCGCGGGCAATCTCACCCGCGACATCGAGACTCGGCAGGCCGGCGGCTCGACGGTGGGCAAGTTCGGGCTCGCCCTCAACCGCAAGTTCAAGACGCAGGCGGGCGAGCAGCGGGAGGAAGTCACATTCATCGACTGCGAGGCGTGGGGCCGCACGGCGGAGGTGATGCAACAGTACCTCGGCAAGGGATCGCCCGTGCTCCTCGAGGGGCGGCTCAAGTTGGACCAGTGGGAGGACAAAGACGGCGGCAAGCGTTCGGCGATCCGCGTGGTGGTGGAGTCGTTCCAGTTCGTCGGGGGCAAGGGTGAGCACGCGACAAAGGCGAAGGGCGTGCCGATGGACGAGCCGATGGGCGAAGATGACATCCCTTTTGATTTTCGCTGACGCGGCTCCTACCGTGTCAGCATGAAGAAGAAGGAATGGACAAAGAAGTGCCGCGTCTGCGGTGTTGTCAAGCCCGGCGAAACCGGTTTCTATGTCTGCAAAGGCAACCGAGACGGAAGGTACGGAAAGTGTATTGAGTGCTACAAGGCCTATGTCAATATGTATCGCGAGGCCAATATTGAACGCATTCGCAAGTATGACAGGGAAAGATTTAGTACCTATAAGAGAAAGGCGAAAGTTCGGGAGTATATTTCTAGATACAAGGAAAAGTATCCAGACAAGGTAGCCGCAAGGAATAGGCTGTATAGCGCGATAAAACGCGGAGTACTACAGAAGATGCCTTGCGAGGTGTGTGGCGAGAACAAGTCAGAAGCCCACCATGACGATTACTCTAGGCCGCTCGAAGTACGGTGGCTTTGTAGGTATCACCACGGGTTGTTGCATGGGCATTACAAGTACGGCACCGAGTAACGGAGGCCAACAATGGCGACTGAACGCGAATGCCGATCCGCTCTGGCGTCGGCTCTGGCCGAAATGGACAGATTTGACGCCTTCCTCCGCGATCAGGCGGAGGCGATCATCAACGACCGCGAGCGGATGGATCGTGCGACGCGGCGTGCGTGCGAGATTGCGCGAGCACACGCGGACATGGGCAAGTTCAGCCCGGAGCGTGGGGATCACGCCCTGGTGATCTACCTCGGCGTGCAGGCTCTCAACAAATACAAGGCGGATCGAATCCAGCAGGAACTGGACGAAAGGGGTGAAGGATGACACTGGACGAAGTTCTGGACGCGGGCTGGGTGGTTCGGCTGTACCGCTCAAATACGGGCGTGTATGTCGCGTCGGCGACGAACCCGAGGAACGAGCGGGCGGGGGTGGTGGACGCGGACGCGGAAACGCCGACGGACGCGATCGACTTGCTTTGCTCGGAGATTCGGCCCCGGGCCAAGCGGCTTGTGCAGGCGGCCGGGGAGTGAAAGTCGGCGTCTTGTGTGAGTTCAGCGGCGTTGTACGCAATGCGTTCCTGCGACGCGGGCATGATGCGGTGTCGTGCGATTTTCTGCCGACGGAATCCGATGGCCCGCACATCATGGGTGATTGTCTCGATCAGGACTGGACTGGGTACGACCTGCTGATCTGTCACCCGCCATGTACTTACCTTTGCAACAGCGGCGTTCGATGGCTGCACACGAAGCCGGGGCGGTGGGACTTGATGCTGGCGGGTGCCCAGTTTTTTCGGGCGTGCCTCAATCTTCCGTGCCCAAAGATCGCGGTGGAAAACCCGATCATGCACGGCTACGCAGTGGAGATCATCGGACGGCGACAGGATCAGATCGTGCAACCCTGGCAGTTCGGGCACGGCGAGACTAAGGCGACCGGGCTTTGGCTCAAAGGCCTGCACCCGCTACAGCCTACCAGAGTGGTGAGCGGGCGAATCGGCAAGGTGCATCGAGAACCTCCGGGCCCGGATCGGTGGAAACGCCGAAGCATGACCTACACGGGCATCGCCGAGGCGATGGCGGACCAGTGGGGTGCGATCGGCTAGAATCGCGGAATCCGAAATGCCCGGCGGCGTTGTGAGCGCCGTTCGGGCGGGCGGACCTCAAGGCAGGAGGCCGTATGAACGATTCTAGCACGGACGCGCGGGTGGGCGACTTCACACCGCCACAGACACAATCGGCAGCATCGGCGGCACTTCGCCGGGCGGTGATCCCCAGGACGATCCGGGACTACCTCCGGGCTGTGATCGCCCTCGGGGATTTCAACCCGTCCAAGCCATCCAGAATCGCCTCTGGCGCGATCGCACGGGAGACCGGGGCCCACATCGGTTCCGTCAAGCGGATGCGTGCAGAGACGATCCAGGCGGGCCTGCTGAAGATCGTGGAGCCGGGGGCTGGCCGGGGCGTCGCGTCCCTGTTCGTGATCGACTGGGCCCGGGTGAACGCCCTAACGCCGATCGACGAAAAAGGTAGCGCATGCGCTACTGTATCGGCCCAAGAAAAAGGTAGCGCACAGAGACGAAAAGGTAGCGCCGAGAACGAAAAAGGTAGCGCGGATGGGCTCGAAAAGGTAGCGCACAGAGTCGAAAAGGTAGCGCCGGCGCTACCCACTCATTACTCCATAAGAGATTCATGCGCATTCGCTAGCGCGAATGCTATGAATCATCCGGGCGAGCGTTCATGCAGCGGGAATCATGAACCCCCTAACAGATCGGAGCCCGACGACGAGGACGCCCGGCTCTCCCAGATTGCCCGAGAGATCATCGGCCCCGCCGTAGGGCTCGGGATAAACAACATCCCCGCCGTCCGCATCGGCGAGATCGTCCGGGCCTCCGGGGGCTTCGCCGTCAACGGACGCGAGCGGGCGGAATGGGGCGGAGCCGAGCCGCTCGATCGGGCCCGGATGCTTCGCGCCGGGCTGGATGTCGGGCTGGCCCGCATGAACGGCTGCCGGGGGATGCAGGCCCTCCACACCGTCCGCCGGGTGGCCATCGCGGCGATGCACGACGCGATCCCCGCCGGCGAGTACCCGGCGGTATTCGATGAGAATCACAAGGGGCCGAAGTTCGAGAAGATCGAAGGGTGGTGAAATGGAAATCAGGCAGGACATCAAAGCGTACCTCGAATCCGCGTGGCCGTTCCAGTTCCAGTCCGTCCAAGACGCGAGCCGGGGCCGGGCGACGAAAGAGGACTTGGAATACTTCCGCGATGGCGTGATCCGCATCGTCGGCAAGGGCATCGGCTGGGAACAGATTCAGGCGTGCCTCGTGGCGGCCCGCAACCGCAAGGGCGGCGAGCGGCTGCAACGCGGCGAGATCCTGGACACGCTCTGGCATCTCGTCCCGCGATCCGCCCCGAGGCCGATCGAGCAGGCCCCGGAGGTGGACATCTTCAAGTCGCACGAAGGCCCGTACGCGATGTACGCACGCGACCGCGAAGCGGCGATCGAGGCCTACCCGTGGATCCTGAAGCCGTGGACAAGCCCGCGTGGCGTGCGGTACGAGTCATGGGAGAAGGTGCCGTTCTTTCAGGAAATGGTGCGTCAAAGAAAATCCGATCCCGTGCCTTGAAGATGAAACAATGCTCTACCTTGCGGCTAACAACTCTCGCGTATGGGGAATGAGGGAACGCGGTTATGAAGAACTCGGCTGGATGATTTCCGTTTCTGGCGGCTGGAGGAATCCGAACCGAAACGGTAAATCCATCCCGTTTGCTCTGGATAACGGCCAGTATCACGCGCCGGACCAGCCACCGAAGGGCATGAAACTGTTTCCGCCATTCTATGAGATGGTTAAGCGGTGTATACGGGAGTCGCTGGATCCCTTGTTTATCGTCGCACCCGATGTGCCGTATCACGGTGATCGAACCCGGGAACTGAGCCGAAAGCATCGCCGGCACCTGCGGGAATATGGCTGGCAAGGCCGAATCGCCATCGCGGTGCAGGACGGCATGGGCCCGGACGATCTCGACGGATATCAGGCGGTATTTGTCGGCGGATCCACAGAATGGAAATGGCGGACTGCGGAAATGTGGTGCAGCGAGGCAAGGGCGAGGGGGATGTGGTCGCATGTCGCACGCGTGAATACTCGCGGGAGGATCAGGCACTGCATAGACATTGGGGCGGACTCGGCGGACGGCACGGGCATCTGGAGGGGCGACAGGGCACAACTCTCAGGCGTATTGCAGGCTTTGTGCGAGGGGCACCTGTTCATAAAAAAATCCGATCCCGTGCCTTGATCGTCACCGGCACCGGCATAGCGTTGGGTGAAAGGGGTACACGATGAACGCACCGCAATGGGTGATTGACAGGCATGGCGGGAGTACGGAGGACTACATTGCTGTCGGTGGCGGCTGGGCGCACAAGTCCGCCATCATCGGCGAGTCCACCAGCATCGGCAGGTCCGCCAGCATCGGCAGGTCCGCCAGCATCGGCAGGTCCGCCAGCATCGGCGAGTCCGCCATCATTGGCAGGTACGCCAGCATCAGCGAGTCCGCCAGCATCGGCAGGTCCGCCAGCATCGGCGAGTCCGCCAGCATCGGCGAGTCCGCCAGCATCGGCGTGTCCGCCAACATCGGCGAGTACGCCAGCATCGGCGTGTCCGCCCGCATCGGCGAGTCCGCCAGCATCGAACGCGGTAGATATCTGTGCCTCATCGGCGTCGGCTCTGCGTCTGGCACGCTGATGGCGTACCCGAGAGGCGATCATATCGAGGTCACACGAGGCTGCTTCATCGGCACGCTCGACGAGTTTGAGGCAGCCGTGCGCACGAAACACGCGGACACGCCGTACCTCGCCCCATATCTTGCTGTGATCGCAGGCGTGCGGGCGTGGGCGGAAGCGATGAAAGGGGCGAATGATGCGGCAGTTTGAATACTTCCTCTGGCCGGGCCTGATCTGGACGCTCGGCCTTCTCGTCATCGTCGGCAGCGGCGGCGAGCAGGCCGCGATCGGCACGCTGATCGTCGCGGTGGGCCTGCACGCGGCGTATATGGCGACGCTGACAAAATCGAAGGGAGCACGCAATGGGGCTTGATGTTTCGCACGACGCATGGAGTGGGCCGTATTCCTCGTTCCGAGAGTGGCGCAACTGGCTTGCGAAGCAAGTTGGTATCCCGCTGGACGCGATGGAGGGCTTTTACGGTGATGATGGGTGGGAGTTCGTCGGCGGCGTCCGGCTGCCCGGCGGGAAACGACACGAGCGGAGGGAGACATACCCGCCGATCCCGTGGGAAATCCTGAAGCCGGATCCGCTGTTCGTCCTGCTCGACCATTCGGACTGCGACGGCGAGATCGCGGTGCCGGATCTTGGCCCTTTGGCGGACAGGCTTCGGGTGATTGCGAAAAATGCTGCATGGGCCGAGAATGAGGACATGATCGAAAAGACGATGCGTTTCGCTGCGGGCTGTGACCTTGCTTCGGCTGCGGGCGAGCCGCTCCACTTTCACTGAAGGGGGCAAGCGGTGAACAGCAAACGCAAGGGCAAAGCCGGCGAACTGGACGCGGCACGGGCCGTGCTCCAGCATCTCGGCCTCGAACTCCGCCGCACCGCCCAGGTCGACGGCAAACTATCCGCCGACTTGATCGGCTGGGAAGGCGTGCATGTCGAGTGCAAGCGGCGGGCGAGCATCGCGGCGTTGAATCACCTGCGTCAAGCGGAGTCCGACGCGAAGGGCGAGGTGCCGATCGTGCTGATGCGCGAGGACGGCGATACCGAGTGGGTGGTGATGCTCCGCTTGTCGGACTTGCCGGAACTGGCGAGGAGGGTTCCGTGAACATGGGCAGACGCGGCGAGATCATGGGCCGGGTGCAACGGACGATGAACCCGAAGGGCCGCGTGCGCAAGACGGATGGAACCGTCTCGCAAGGGACGCCCGTGCTCGAGGATGGCCACTACGGTCGCGGGTTCCTGCACGGCTGGGCTCTTGGCCCCTACCCCACCCGTGCGGAGTTTGACGAGGCGGTGCGTGTGTTGCGGGGATCGGAGCGGGACAGCGGAGAGATTGCCGAATGACCTACAACGGCATACCCGATGGGCTCGATTCCGTGGAGGCCTTGATCTTTCGCGCCCGTCAGGTTGCCCGTGTAGTCCAGACGAGCGGCTGCACGATATGGGCTTGCCAGATTGCCCCTCTGGTGGAGCAGTTGGCACGCGAACTGGAGAAGGCGCACAAGGCGGATATGCCGCTATTCAAGGGGAAACCATGAGCGAGCAGCAAGTGATGACGCCGGGCAAGCGGATGGCACACATCCGCCAGCGGGTGCAGGGCGATTTGCGGAAGGCGATCGAATCGCTCTCGTACTGTTCCGTCGAGGCTGTCCCGCTCCACCTGCAACGGCTGGACGGGTTGATCCAGGCGGCCCGAATCGAGTACGATGCCGCGTGGGGTGACTACACCTCCGACGATTCCGGGGAGGCTCCCGCCCCGTAACGCGGGGGGAAAGGAGGCCCGATGATCTCCCTCATCGTGCTCTCCGGCCTCGCGTGGTCAACCTTGAGCCTGCTGCGAGCCCGCTGGGACTGGGCAGGTGCGATCGGTTGACGCTCGGCTCGCCGTCGGGCTGGCGGCGGGCTGATTCCCGCCCGGGCGTTCCGGGTGATCTCGGCGGCCTTGTAGTCGGGACTGCCGGGATTCTTGTCTCTCTCTTGCTGCTCCCCGCTCGCACACACGGGCGGGGGGTTTCAACCCTTTCCCCGCTCGGGCGTGCCTACGGGCCCCGGGCGGGTTTTTCATTCTCGGCCCCGGTTCGGGGCTACCCCCCATTGACTCGTTCGTGGTGATATGCTACCGGCAGGAGGCCGACATGCGAATGGCACGGATCGCCGCCGGGCTCGCCCTGATCGCACTCGCGGGCTGCACCTCGCCCCAGCGGCCAGCCAAGACGACCATCACGCCGGGGACTACCACGGTGAGCGAATCTACGCACCGGCAGGGCCCCACGAAACGGGCCTTGCGGCTCCGCGTCATCCTGCCGAACGACACCGATCGGGGCGGCACGCTGGTCATCCTCGTCTCGCCGGAGGAGGCCACCAAATGACGATCCCACCCGACATCGCCGAGTGGCTGCGTGGCCTTCCGCCCGGCACGCATGTGCAGGTCGAATGGGACGAGGAGGACGGCGGCCTCACCACCCGCGACGCCTCGGGCTCGGCTACCGGCGCCGGCGCCACCGCCATTGGGGCGGACCTGAAGGACTCGGTGACGGGCACGCCCGCAACGGTGGACATCGGTTCCGCGTCCGGCTCGGGCGGCTCGCTGGATCGTCAATCCTCGGGCACCGCGTTCGGCGGCGGCGACGCTCTCGGCTCGATCCTGCTCTGGGCGGGCATCGCGGCCCTCGCCGGCGGGGCCGGGCTGTGGTGGGCCGGGTTCCGCAAACTCGCCATTCATGCCGGGGTGCTCGGCGCGGCTCTGATCGCGGTCGCCATGTACCCCGCTCTCGCGGTGTTCGTGCTGCTCGGTGCGGCTGCGGTCGCCCTGTTCCCGACGCTGCTCGCCGAGTGGCGGGCACGCAAGGTGGACCACACCCTCGCCCGCGTGGTGCAGGGGGTGGAAGAAGCCTCCAAGCAGAGCCCGCAATCTGCCGATATCGTGAAGGCGAATCTGTCGCGCAAGATGGACGCGACGGACAAGGCACTGATCCGCACCATCAAGGCGAGGGCCACCACATGACGATGAGCGAAGTGATCGCGGCAGTCGGCGTCCTGATCGCGTTCCACGGGGCTGTCGTGATTCCGCTTACCTTCGCGGTGTGGCGGCTCGGAACCAAGGTGGAAAAGCACGCGATGATGATTGAGCGGGAGGTGCTGCCCTCGATCGAACAAATGAAGTCGAAACTTGACGAGCATACGCGGCACTTGGCACGCATCGACCTCGAACGCGCCCGCATGGGCGTGATCACGACTTGAGGCCCTGACATGGCGGCGACGATTAGCATCGACATCCACACGGTCCTCACCTCTCTGGGCAAGGCGGTGGGATGATGGGATATCCAATCATCAATCCCGCATCGCCCGAGGCGGACCCAGCGCTGATCAGCGGGCTGGTGTCGTGGTTCAAGGCCGACGCGATCACCGGGCTGAGCGACGGCGACCCCATATCCACATGGCCAGATTCCAGCGGCAACGGGTGGAACGCGACGCAGAGCGGGGATCAGCGCCCCATCTGGCGCGAGACCGCCGGGCCGAACGGGCTGCCAACGGTCGAGTTCGATGGGACCGATGACTGTCTCAACATCGCGTCGGGGATGGCCGCGTCGTGGAACGCGGCGACGGGGAGCACGATCTTTGCCGTGGCGACGATCAACCCGGCGCTGACCGGGCCGCAGTGCGTGCTGGCGGTCGGCGTGAACGGGGCCGTGGCGTCCGGGCCCGGGCGATTCTTTTTCAACGCGCGTGGCGGCGTCGAGAACCGCTGGCGGTACGGCTCACGGATCGGCGATGACTTCGCGGACAATCACCCTCGCATGGTCGGCGGCCTTGCCAATAACACCGATTCGATCGTCTGCGCGTGGCACAGTTGCGCCGATCGAGAGGTCCGCATCTACCAGGACGGAGGCCTCAAGAGCATCAACTACGGGCACGGGACCGGCGGCAACTTCGCCTCGACCAACTCCGGGTTCCGAACGCTCGGCGCGTTCGACGCCAACGGCGCGACCGAGCTGCTCGACGGCACGATCGCCGAAGTGATCGTCTACAACCGCCCGCTCACGCTCTCGGAGATCGCGGGCGTGACCGCCTACCTCCGGTCGAAGTACGCGATCTCGGCGGGCACCAACGAGCCGCCGTCGAAGTGGGGCCAGGCGGACTGGCCGTGCATCGTCATCGACCCGGACGAACTGGAACTCTCGAACAACGACCCGATCGCGTCGATGCCCGACATCTCCCCGATGGGCATGGCGTGGCGGCAGCCGACCGAGGCCAGCCGCCCGCTGTACATCGCGTCGGCGCTGAACGGGGCACCGGCGATCCGCGGCGACGGCAGCAACGATGCCCTCGAGTCGCAGGACATCTCGACCTACTCGGTGCATTTCCAGTCGATCATCGCGGCGGGCATCGGATACCTGGTCGTGATCGCCGCCGTAACCAGGGCTGCGGCCGCAACAACGGCGGCGAACCGGAGCGTCTTCAGTTTCTCGACCGGCTCGGCGACGGCGACGCTGGCGTTCGCGGGCCGTCGCCAGACGCCCGACGAATGGGGCGGTGGCGGTCGTCGCGAGCACACCGACACGAACACCGTGCTCAATTCCGGGGAGACGATCGACCCCGACGAGACCGGGATCTACACCACGATCTTCGCGTGGGAGGACGCCGAACTCGCGTTCCGAAAGAACGGCGAGGAGGTTTTCCGGGACACATTCCTTACCGCCGGTGTCACGCCAAACACGAACTCGGCGCTGGTCACGATCCTCCGCACCACCGCCGGCGGGACGACCCACTGGGGCGGCGACCTCTACGGGCTCGTCGCGTATCGATACCTGCCGAGCACGCGCGAGATCGCCGAGGCCGAGGCGTACTTCGCCGATCGTCTCGGCCTCGACTTCCAGCCGTGGATCGACGCCGGCGGATCGATCCGGCAGGGCCAGACCAAGGAGGTCACGATCACAGGGCTCGGGTTCAGCGCGACCAGCGAGGTCACGCTGAGCGGTACGGGCGTGGCCGTCGATAGCGTCGAATATGTCGATCGCCACACCCTGATCGTGACCATGATCGCCGACGCCGACGCGGAGATCGGCACGCGTGACATCACGGTCACGAACGGCGTATACGCCGAGACGCTCGAGGACGGCCTGATCGTGAACGCGCCCAGCGGCAACCGTTCACGCGACCGATTCGGAGATGTCAGAGGCCAAATGGCCAGAGGTGCACGATGATTCGCAGCGGATCGCCCGCAGGCGCGGGCAAGCGTACAGATTGGCACATTCCCACCACCGCCTCGACGAACAGCACGGCACTCACCACGAGCGCCAACAAGGCCCCGAGGCTCACCGCCCCGGCGACCGACACCGCGAACGGGATCTTCGTTTTCTCCGACCCGGAGATCACGGACTCAATCCTGGTCGGCGTCGGCTTCCTGATCACGGACGCCAACAACGAAACCGCCTCAGCCGCCGTCTGGGGCTGGCAACAGACGACCGGGGGCAACTTCATCCCGCGTCTGCTTTGCACGCTCACCGTGACCGCAGGGGCCCGCACGGGCGTCTCTGGACACCAGATCGCCGCGACCGACTACATCGCCGACACGATCGCCGTGGTCGTCGACAACACCGTGCGAGAGGTCAACCTGACCACCCCGACCGACGGGCTCGCCGTGGCCGAGATCGACCACTACGGCAGTGACTACATCGAGGTGGAAGTCACCACGAACAGCGGGACCGCCGCCAGCGTCAAGCCGATCGTGCGGGGCATCTGACATGCCCAAGCATTCGTACATCGCCGAACCCCTCCGCCCGCTCGCGGTCCCCGTCGAAACTCTCAGCCCGGACGCAGCGAACGCCCGCACCCACTCCGAGCGGAACATCGACGCGATCGCCCGAAGCCTCTCCCGCTGGGGCCAGCGGCAGCCGATCGTCGTGCAGCGGGACGGCATGATCGTCCGGGCCGGCAACGGACGCCTGCAAGCCGCTAAGTCTCTCGGCTGGACCCACATTGCCGCGATCGTGGTGGACGATTCGAGCGTCGAGGCGACCGCCTACGCGATCGCGGACAACCGGACATCCGAACTCGCGGGCTGGGATGATGAATCCCTCGCGGCCCTGCTGCAATCGCTGGGGGATGAGGACATCCTCGACACGGGGTTTTCGGATGACGAGTTGCAGGCCCTGATCGACGGGCTCACGCCGCCGAACTTCGAGCCCGTCGGGGAGGATCAGCAGAGCCGGTTGGACCAGAAATCACCGATCACATGCCCGCATTGTGGCCAAGAGTTCATACCCGCATGAGCAAAGCGAGCCTCAAACTCGACTGGTGCAGCGCGAAGGCCGCACGCTATGCGGTTGAGAACTGGCACTACAGCGGAAGACCATCAGCCCAGTTCAAGGCCGTAAACATCGGCGCATGGGAGAATGGAAAATTTGTTGGGTGCGTTACTTTTGGATGCGGGAATAACAGAAACATTGGCTCACCTTTCGGCATGAAGCCTACCGATGTTGCCGAACTGACGCGGGTAGCCCTGTCAAAGCACGAAAATCCAACATCCAGAATCGTATCTATTGCCGTGAAAATGTTGAGGAAAAGATGCCCAGGCCTTCGGGTTCTCGTTTCATTTGCGGACACCGTGCAAGGCCATCACGGCGGAATCTATCAGGCGATGGGATGGCACTACATCGGAACGCCAACGATGCATTGCTATGTCATCAATGGCAAAAAGGAGCACCCTAAAACTTTGCATACGCGATATGGAGCAGGCGGCCAGTCAATCCCTTGGCTTCGCGCAAATGTTGACCCCAAAGCATATTGCCTCAAGACTCCCGGAAAGCACAAGTATGTGCTGCCACTCGACCCCGGAGCCAAGGATATCGTTCTCCCGCTCGCCAAGCCATACCCAAAACGCGCCGGAAGTGCAGATAGCGGCATACCGGGCAACCAGCCCGGAGGGGGCGGTGCAAATCCGACCCCGGCGCTTTCAACCGTACCCGCCGAAACAAGGGGGGTGAACCATGCCGCCGCAAGTCGATCTTGAGGCCAGACTGCTCCAAATCATCGACAAAGACGGCGGTAAGGTCGCGGACGCCATGTGCCACGCCATAGTCCGCAAGGCACTTGAAGGCGACCCCAAGTTCCTCGCCATGATGTGGGAAATCCACGCCAACCGTAACGGCAAGAAAAAGTACCGCAGGCACGATCCGCTCCCGAGAATCGTACCGGAGGATGAGCATGCCCAAGAAGCCTGACAATGACGACCCGATGACGACGGAATCCTTCGCTGCGTTCGCATACAGGCATCTTGACCGATGCCGGAGGATGACAATGCCCAAGAAGCCTGACTACTACCACCCCCGCAACATGGCCAAGAGGCCGAGCGGGTGGAAACTGCTCCGCGAACGAGAAGGCCGCGCAAACAACACGCAAACGGGCTACGGCGCGAACTGGCGAAAACTCCGCACGCTCACGCTCGCACGCGAACCACTCTGCCGCTCGTGCATGGCTGAGGGCCGAACCGAGCCCGCGTCGCAGGTGGACCACATCATCCCGCTGCGACAAGGCGGGACGAACGACGCCGACAACCTGCAAGCCCTGTGCGCCCGATGCCACATGCGGAAGACCGCACGCGAGATGCAACCCAAACAGGGGGGGCCCAAACAGGGGGGGTAGGGGGTCGAAAACCTAGGGGGGCGCGAGAATGAGGGCCGCTTTTCGGTCATACGCACTTTTTCAAGGGTTTTGGAGTTTCCCGGAAACGTTGATTTTTATTCCCCGAATCCGTTAAAGTCAATGCCCGATTCTAGGGGTGTCTAGGGTGGGTTCAATCCGGGTGTTGGGTGGTCCCGGAGGCATGAAGGTGGCGAAGCGTGGGCCGAAACCGACGCCGACATCGGAGTTGCGGCTTCGCGGCTCGTGGCTCGTGAACAATCGCGGGGATGATGTCATCGTCGAATCTGGCCGTCCGGTCATGCCTGATTGGCTCGGCGAGGCTGAGCGTGAGGTCTACGCGGATCTGTTGCCGCTCGTGGAGCGAATCCCGAACCTGCTTACGCCGATGGACGGGGAGGCTTTGGGTGTGTTGGCGGCGGCGATGGTGGAGTTCCGCCGGCTGTCTTTGCTGATCCGGGTGGAGGGGGAGATCATCGAGGACGCGAAGGGTGAGATCAAAGAAAACCCAGCGTTGAAGGCCCGGGATCGGGCGTGGATGCGGCTGAAGCATGGATGGGCGTGCTTCGGGCTGACGCCAGCCGATCGTGCCGGGCTGAAGATCCAGGCCCCGCCGAACGGCGGCAAGGCGATCGCCATCGGGGGGCTGTAATGCTCGAGATCCCCGATGAGGTGGCGAAGCGGATCGCGGGCCTCAACACTCGTTGGCTCGGCATGGAAATGCCCGAGCGGTGCCTGGTGCCCGAGGATTCGGACGGGTGGCGCGAACGGCTGATAATGCTTCCGGGGTACGACCCGTTCGGGCACAGGCGGGACGATCTTCGGTTCGATGCCCGGCTGGCGGTCCGTTGCATCGGGTTCTTCCACGAGTACCTCCGGCACATCAAAGGGAAGTGGGCGGGCAATCCGATTTGGCTTGAGCCGTGGCAGCAGGCGTTTCTCGGCAACCTGTTCGGCTGGGTTCGGGACGACGGGACGCGGCGGTACCGGCGATGGTTGCTCTACATTCCCCGGAAGAATGGCAAGACGCTGCTGGCGGCTGGCATCCAACTGCATGTGCTGGTCAACGACGGGGAGTCTGGCGCGGAAGTCTACTGCGGCGCGGCGGATCGGGCGCAGGCCCGGCTGCTGTTCGATGTTGCCCGGGCGATGGTGGATCGTGAGCCGCAGTTGGCGGCGCTGCTCACCTGCTATCAGCATGAGATCGTGTTCAGGCAGACGAACAGCGTGTTCAAAGTGCTGAGTTCAGACGCCCACACGAAGCACGGGTTCAATGTTCATTCGGCGATTCTGGATGAGTTGCACACGCAGCCGAACCGGGATCTGTGGGAGGTTCTCGACACGGGCCGGGGCTCGCGCGAGCAGCCGCTGATGGGTGCGATCACGACGGCGGACTACGAGCGACCCAGCATCTGCAACGAGGTGCACGACCACGCCCGTGGCGTCCGGGATGGCCGGGTGGAGGACTGGACCTTTCTACCGGGGATTTGGGAGGCGGAGCGGACCGACGACCCGCACAACCCGGAAGTCTGGCGGAAGGCGAACCCGAACTTCGGAGTCTCGATCACGGACGGGTATCTGGCGGACGAGTCCGAGCGGGCGAAGCGGCAGCCCGCCACGATGAACACATTTCTCCGGCTGCACCTGAACATCCGCACGGAGCAGGCGGAGAAGTGGATGGACCTTGCGGCGTGGGGGCGGCTGGGGACCGATCCGGGCGACCCGTCGCGGCCCGCGTTCGTCGGGGTGGACATCGCCTCTACGGAGGACTTCGCGGCGATGGCGCTTGTTTGGCCGGACGCGCACGGGCAACCGGGGGTGGTGGGTGTGCGGATGCGGTTCTGGATTCCCGAGGACACCGCACGCGATCGGGAGTTACGGGGGATTCCGGTCCGCCAGTGGGCGGACGCGGGGCATCTGACACTCACCGAGGGGGCCAGGATTCACTACGACCTGATCGAGCGGGAGGTTCTCGAAACATGCCGTGAGCACGGGGTGCGAAGGCCCGCTTTCGACCCGTGGAACGCGGAGCACATGACCCAGCATCTGACAGATGAGGGGTTGGAGCCGGTCCTGTTCAACCAGTCCACATCCCGGCTGAGCACGCCGACGAAGTACCTTGAAACGCTCTGCGCGACCGCCCGGATCGCGCACGGCGGGAACCCGGTTCTCGGATGGATGATGGGTAACTGCACGATCGAGCGGGACGGGATGGACAACATCAGGCCGAGCAAGAAGCGGAGCACGGAGAAGATCGACGGGGTCATTGCTCTGGTCATGGCTTTGGGCATGATGATCCAAGGTGACGAGCCTGAGGAAGAATCGGTGTATACTCAGCGTGGATTGCTGGTGATCTAGCCGGGATGCCCGGCGAGGGGGTGCCGTGACAAGCGCAATGGATGTGCTTCTACGGGACCGCATGATTCAAGAGCAACGGTCCCGGATCGACACCTTCAGCCCGAGCGAATCCGGCATGGACCGGATCTTTCCTGTTTTTCAGGATGTCGCGGGCGAGTCCGTGACGGCGGAGAGCACGCTGGGCGTTTCCGCCGTCTGGCGGTCCGTGAGCCTCATTTCCTCGACGATCGGGAAACTGCCCGTCCACCTCTACCGGCGCACGGTGGACGAGACGGGCCTGATCCATCGGGAGTTGATCGTGGACGGGCCGATGGCACGGATGCTTTCGGTCCGCCAGAATCCCGAGATGACGCCGAGTAATTTCTGGGCCGCGATCATCGCCAATGCCCTTCTCTGGGGGAACGGGCTGGCCGAGATCCAGCGGGACGGGCAGGGGCGGGCGGTCGCCCTCTGGCCGATCCACTGGTCCCGCGTGACGATGCGGCGGTTCGATAGTCGGCTCCGGTATGTGGTGGCGACGGACGCGGACATGGCCCGCTCTGAGCGGCTCCCGCAGGCCGTGGCGATCCCGCCCGATGATGTGCTGCATATCACCGGCCTCACATTCAACGGTCTCTGGGGCCTGAGCGTGCTGGAGTACGCCCGGCTCTCGATGGGCCTGACGATCGCGGCGGACAAGTACGGGGCCAAGTTTTTCGGCAACTCGGCGCGTCCGAGCGGGGTGCTCAAGCATCCCGGCAAACTCGGCGAGCAGGCGGCGATGCGGCTCCGGGAGAGTTGGAAGTTGGGGTTCGGCGGCTCGGGCTCGAGCGGTACGGCGGTTCTGGAAGAGGGCATGTCGTATGACTCGGTGGGCATGCCGCCCGAAGATGCTCAGTTCATCCAGACGCGAGGCGTGCAGGTGCTGGAGGTGGCCCGGTGGTACGGCGTTCCTCCCCACAAGTTGTATTCACTGGACCGCGCGACATTCAGCAACATCGAGCATCAAGGATCGGAGTTCCGGGAAGACACGATCCATCCGTGGTGCCGTCGGATCGAGCAGGAGGTGGACTACAAGATCCTGTCCGGCTCGGAGAACGCTGGGATGTACGCCCGGTTCGACCTGGACAGCCTCGCGGTCCCGGACCTCGCGTCCCGGGCCGAGGCGTATCAGAAAATGCGGAACACCGGGGCGATCAACGCGGACGAGATCCGCAGCCGGGAAGGCATGAGCCCACTTCCCGGAGGTGCCGGTCAGACCTACTGGCATCCGGTGAATATGGCGGTGGTTGGCCGGGACGGGATGCCGATCCTTGCCGCCACGAAGCCGGAGCAGGGGCCCGAGAAGCCTTCGGAGCCCGTTCCGGCGTCCCCGGACGACGAGAACAAGGGCGCGTCTCGGAGCATCGACCACCTCGCACCGATCTTCGGGAATGTGGCCGAGCGGGTCGCGGTGCGTGAGGAGCGAGCGAAGGCGGCGAGCAAGGCCGAGGACAAAGGCGAATGGCTGGCGTCGTGGGCGGCAAAGCACCGCGAATGGGTCGCGGACCAGTTGTTGCCCGTGATTCGTTCGGCGATGATGTCTCTCGGGATCGAAGATCGGGACGGGCTCGCCGTTGACGCGGCGAAGGCGATCGCGGGGGAATGGTGCCATGACCTCGTGCTGGAACAGCGTTCGGACGACTGGGCCGAGAGGGCAGTCGAGGCGGCGATGGAAGCCGTCAAGGTGATGCGATGAATGAGAATATCGAGATCCGTTCATTCGAGGTCCGCGTCTCGGGCGTGGACGGCGACCATATCGAGGGCATGCTCGTACCCTACGGCGTGTGGGCCGACATCTACGGGTTCCGGGAGCGATTCGAGAAGGGGGCCTTCACCGAATATCTCGCCGCCGGAAAGGATGTGATCTACAACTACGGTCACGACCGCAAGGCGATCATGGGCCGTCGGTCGTCCGGGACGCTGGAAGTCTCGGACCGTGACGATGGGCTGTGGGGGCGTCTGCTCATCCCGGATACCCAGTTGGGCCGGGATATGCGGGTGATGATCCAGCGTGGCGATGTCGGCGGGCACTCGATCGAATTTCTCACCGTCTCCGATCGGTGGGAGACGATCGACAAGATCGAGCATCGGACGATATCGAAGGCGGAACTGCCCGGCGTCGCCCTCACCGGGACGCCCGCGTACAAAGAGACTTCGGCGGCGGTCCGCAGCCTCGAGCAGTGGCGTGAGCACCAGGCGGAAGCGGAGGCGAGGGCCCGCGTGGAACGCATGAAGATGCGTGAGCGGGAACTTCGGCTTCGGGCTTGACATTTGCGGATCACCCCGGGTAGCCTTTATTGGACTACCCATCCGGTCCCCGCTCGGCGGAGTCGCCAGCGGGGGTTTTCGGGCGCGAAACGGCATGCCGGTGCGCCTTCATCTTGTTTGCTGCCGGAGCACGCTGCGGCGATCCACCACCCTTTACGGGCTGGTCTGCGATCGCTTGCAGGCCCGCCCCGGAGCACACCACCATGAAAACGCTGCAAGAAATGCGGGATGCCGCCGAGGCTGCGCGGCAGGCCGCCGGGAAGATTCTGGACAAGGCGAAGGCCGAAGATCGCGTCCTGACGAAGGAAGAGGACACCGCCTTCGAGAACGCGATGGCCGACTGCGAGCGGATCAAGAAGATGATCGCGCTCGAGGAGCGGGTCGGCAATGCGGAGTGGACCGGGCCCAAGCCCGGCGACCGCAAGACGGGGCACGACAGGATCGACGCCAAACCCGGCAACGGGGCGGAGGCGATCGAGGTCCGTGCGTGGGATTTCGAGACGCACAAGATCGAGAAGCGGGTGATCGAGCCGGACGAGGCGGAGTACGCCCGAGCGACCCGCGAGTACCGTGACGCCTGGCGTAAAAGTCTCATCATCCCCGAGGACCGGACGCTGAATATCAGCGTCGGCGAGAAGGGGCATGCGATCGCGCCGCTTCAGGTCGCGTCCCGATTCTTCATGAAGGTCGATGACATGAACTTCATGCGTCGGCTCTGCCCGAACATCCCGGTCGTGGGCTCTGGGGCGCTTGGCATCTTCGGGATCGACACGAACCCGAGCGATGCGGACTGGACCTCGGAGGTTTCCGGCACGGATGCCACGCCCGACTCGGCGATGAAGTTCGGTCGTCGGGAACTCCACCCGCACCTGCTCATCAAGGCCCTGAACGCTACGCGGACGATGCTGAATCGTCTGCCCAGCGTCGAAGGGTACATCACCGACCGGCTCGCGTATGTGACCGCAGCCGCCGAGGAGAAGGCGTTTCTCACCGGCAGCGGGGCGAACCAGCCGCTCGGCATCTTCACGGCTTCGGACGCCGGGGTTTCGACCGCCCGCGATGTCAACTCGGGCAGCACGACCAACTGGACCGCCGACGGCGTGCTCTCGGTCTACTACGCCCTGAAGGAGCCGTACCGCCGCAACGCGGTCTGGCTCATGCACCGCGACGGCATCATGCGGGTCCGCAAACTCAAGCAGACCAGCGACAACAACTATCTCTGGGTGCAGGGCTTCGGCGGCGAGCCGAGTTCGCTGATGGGGCGTCCGGTGTACGAGTCCGAGTACGCGCCGAGCACTTGGACGGAGAACAACTATGTCGCCATGTTCTTCGATCCGAACCAGTACCAGATCGCTACGGCGGTGAATCTGGAGATGTTCCGCGACCCGTACACCGGTGCCGGAACGAACAAGGTCCGGTTCCTCACCTACCACGAGTCGGACGGCATGCCAATCCTGGCCGAGGCGTTCGCCCGCGTGAAGTTGGCGTCCTGATCCACTGAGCGGGCAACCGCAGGAGCACACAAATGAAAGAAGCACTGATTGTCCCGGACTTCACGCTCATTTCGCAGAACCTCACCGGCAACGGCACGACCACGGAGTGCGCCGGCGTCGGAAGCGCCGACTGCGAGGGCGTGCTGCACATCGTCAATGTCGGCAACTCGGCGGATACGCTGTCTGGTTCGCTGTACATGACTCTCATTCTTCAGCACTCCAACGACGGCACGAACTACGACGCGGTGGACGACGCGAATCATGCGGTCGCCTCCACGAACGCGACCTTCAACGCGACGAACGGCGCATTTGCTGTGATCGACGCGCCCGCCGAGGACTCCGATGTTTTCGCGGTCCACTACATCGGGCCTCGCCCGTACAGCCGTGTCCAGATCGCCAGGACCGGCAATCACGCGACCGGAACGATGGTGAGTGCGTCGTCGGTCAAGTCCATGCTGCGGAAGTATCCAGCCTGACCCACGGCCCGGCGGTCTGTCCGATCGCCGGGCTTTTATGCTCGATCTTGTGCGAATCTCTGAACCGTCGGCCCTGCCTGTTTCGGCGGCGGATTTGCGTGCGCACCTCCGGCTCGATTCGACGGCTCAGGATTCGTACCTCGAAACGATCATCGCGGCGGCGGTCCGCAACATCGAGGAGACGGCGAACCGGGCCCTGATCACCCAGACATGGCGGCTCTCGCTGCCCCGCTTCTGGACCGAGTGCATCGAACTCCCCTACGCCCCACTTCAAACGGTAGAGACGATCGAATACATCACGCCCGAAGGTGACACGGAGGAACTCGACGCCTCTCTCTACACGGTGTTCGCCGACACGCTCGTTGGGCGAATCCACACCGCGCACGGGGCATCGTTGCCTTCCGTCCGCTCCGGGCCCGGGGCTGTTGTGATTGAATACGAGGCTGGCTACGGGGACGCGGCGGCGAATGTCCCGGCGGATGTGAAGCACGCGGTCAAGTTGCTATCGGCGCACTGGTTCATGCACGCCGAGCCGGTGGTCAGCGGCCCCGGCTCCGGCGTGAACGCGGTTCCCGACACCCTGATGCGGCTGATCCAGGCATTCACCGCAAGGGGGATCGCATGAGCGAGGGCTCGATCAAGGCGGGGATGTTGCGGCATCGGGTGCGGGTCGAAAAGAACTCGCAGAGCACCCGCAACGCCTACGGGGAAATGGTCCCCGAGTCATGGACCACGGTGGCGACCGTCTGGGCCGATGTCCGTCCCGTCGCGGCGTCCGAGACTCCCGAGGCCGATCGCGTCGAGGGCCGTGTCACGCACAAGATTCTCACGCACCACCGGACGGACATCACGCCGGAGATGCGGGTCGTCTGGATCGACAACGGCGCGAAGGTGTTGCAGATCACGGACATCCGCGACATCGGCGGGCAGCATCGCGGGATGCAGATTCATGCGGTGGAGGTGGCCGCATGAGCGATGCAATCAGGATCACGGGCGACCAGCAGTTGATCCGCAAACTGGGCTCGTTCCCGGTCGCGGTGCAGCGGAAGATCGCGCGGAAGGCGATTCGCCCTGCGGCTTCGATGGTCAGCAAGGCGATGAAAAAGAACTCCCCGAAACTGACGGTGGAGGAAGCGGGCGTCCTGCTGAATCGGAGCAATCCGACGCCGCAAGACTCGAAGGATCTTTCCGCCCACATCCGCAAGGGCATCGGGCGAAAAACAAAAACCTACACGAAGGGCAGCGTGTCGATCGAGGCCGTCGGGCCTCGGTGGGACTATCGGCAAGACAAGATCGAGGGCCCGGCGGCGTGGTACGCCCAGCGTGTTGAGCATGGCGACGGAGGGGATATCCGGGCGCACGGGTTCATCCGTCGGACGGCTTCGGAAACCGGCCAGACGGCGGTCGGCATGATGCTGGCCCGTGCCCGCGAACTCGTGATCGAGGAGGCCACCCGTGGCGGTGCTTGATCCCATCGCGGGCGTGATCCATAAGACCGTTTCGGCGTCGCCCGTGGCGGCTCTGGTCGGCTCTCGCGTCTCGATCTTCGGCGATCACAAGTCATCGGCGGCGGCTGGCGTTCCGTACATCATCGTCGAGCAGATCGCGGGCGACGACACGAACCATCTTGGCGGTCATTCCAGCGTTGCGTTTGCGTCGGTGCAAGTCTCGTGCGTGGGGCTGTCCTACGCCTCAGCGCAGAGCGTGCGGCAGGCGGCTTTGACGGCGTGGCGTGGAGCATACCCGCAGACGATCACGCGGTCCGCCGACAGCGTTCGGATTCTCTCGGCCCAGGTGGTCAACCAGAATGACCGGAAGATCGGGCCTACCGACGGGTCATCGTCGCCCCGGTACATGAACACATTCGACCTTGAACTGCGGTACGAAACCGCATAGGAGCCATCATGGGTGTCATTCAGGACGCAACGGGGAGCACGGCGGTCTTTGGGACCAGTTCGTTCTCGTTCAACCTCACCGGGATCGGGGTGGGGAACGCCTCGCGCGAGTCGATCCCGACATCGCACCTCGGGACGGTGAACGCACAGACTTTCACCGGGGCCACTCTTCCCGATCATGGCGAGTTGACGCTGGTCGGGTATTTCAGTTCCAATGTTGCCCCCCCGCTTGGCGGGGCCGCCGAGACTGTGACGATCACATTCCCCGACAGCACCACATGGGCGGCTTCGGTCTTTATGACCGGGTGGAGTTGGAACACGGCGCAGGCCGAATCCTCGAGCGCGACGGCGACATTCAAGATCAGCGGCGTTCCGACGCTTGGACCGTAACAGAAAGGCGAACCGATGGCGTGCGAGATTCTTCCTCAGGAGCCCGACTACATGGCCGAGACGACCGAGGCATCGCCGATGCCGATGCTCGGGCGTGATTCGTTCCTGAAAGCGGCCCGCAACTTCCAGAGGGAACTCGTGGATGTTCCCGAGTTCGGCGGGCGTGTGTGGGTGCGTGAGTTTTCCGCTGCCGAGTGCGATCGGTTCAGCGACATCTCGCAGCGGATCGAGAAGGAAAAGAACCCGGCCCTGCGGGATCAACTTGTGCGTCGGCGGACGGCGATGGTCGTGGCGTGGTGCGCGTGCGACGAGAACGGCAGCAGGATCTTCTCCGACGATGACATCGACACGATCGGCGAGTCCCCGTACTCGGCGATCAACCGGCTCGCTGATGCGATCGTGCGGATCAGCGGCTTCGGCTCGATCACGGGGACGATTGCGGAGGCGCAGGGAAACTGACGGCCCGGCCCTTCCGCATGTTGATGTTCGCGGTCGCGGATCGGCTGGGCATGACGATCGGGGAGGTCGGCGAACGGATGAGCACGACCGAGGTCTTTGAGTGGGTGGCGTACATCGCCCTCCAGAACGGGCAGACTTTCGGGCCCCCGATCCGGTCCGCAAAGGATCTGAGGATCTAGCGTGGCGACGAACACGATCGGCAAACTCTCGGTAGTGCTCACCGCTCGGACGGCAGGGTTTCAGTCCGCCATGAAGAAGGCTGGTGAGACGGTAGCGCGGTTGTCAAAGGCTGTCGGCGTCGGGGCATTGGCGATTGGGGCGATGGGTGCGGCGGCGATCGCGGCGGCGGCCGGTGGGCTGGCGATGCTCACAAAACAGCAGTTGTCCGCGACGGACGCTTTGGCGAAGTCATCGGACAGAATCGGGATCACAACCGAGGCTTTGGCTGGGTTGGAGCACGCGGCGGGGCTTGCCGGCGTTGAGTCCGAAACCCTGCGAAGTTCTTTGATGAAGATGAACCGCACGATCGGGGACTCGATCAACGGGCTCCCGGCGGCGTCGCGTGCGTTCGATCGGCTCGGGCTGAGCGCCGCTTCGCTGTCTCGGATGCGTTCCGAAGACGCTATGGCCCTGATCGCGGACCGGATCAACGGACTCGGCACGCAGGCGGAGAAGACCGCCGCCGCTATGGAAATCTTCGGGCGGCAAGGCGTCATGTTGATGACGCTCTTTCAGAGCGGCGGCGATGGCATCCGCTCGGCGTCGCGCGAGGCGGAACGGCTAGGATTGTCGGTCAGCCGGATCGACGCGGCGAAGATCGAGGCCGCGAACGACGCGATGACGCGGGCCCGCACGGTGTTCCAAGGCGTCGGGCGTCAACTGGCGGTCGCGGTAGCCCCGGCTATCGAGGCGGTCGCGTCACGGTTCGTGAAACTGGCCGAGAGCGGCGGGGGCGTCGGCGTCACGGTCCGGGCATCCGTGATGGTCGCCCTGTCCGCGATCGCGGCTCTGGCCGACGGCTGGGATTCGTTCATGCTCGGCGTCAAAACTTCGGGTGCAGTATTCCTCAACTTCAAGGCGACGGCGCTTGAGGCCATCGCGTCCGTGACGAGCGGACTTCAGAAGTTCGCGGCGATGCTGCCGGGCCAGATCGCGTCCCCGGTTCTCGCCCTTGCTCCGGGCGTCTCAGGCATGGCGACCACGGGGGCACAGATCGCACGAAACGAGGCGCGAGGCATCATCGCGGGCATGTCCGAGAGCGGATTCGGCGACCGCATCCGCGGGTTCGCGTCGGGCCTGTTCGATCAGGACGGGACGCGGATCGCCAACGCCCAGCAGGACACGACCGAGGCAATCCACGACCTCACCGCCGAAGTCAAGCGGCAGACGGATGTCCTCCGCGATGCCCTCGGACGCGCCACGCCGGGCGATCAGGCGAGCCTCATCCGCGTGCTGGACAGGCTGGCGATCGGCGTTACAAGCCCGAATACCCGCTCGCTCGTGGGGGTCACATGACGATCCAGGTGGACTGGCTGCGGGAGGGCGAGGCGATCGACGATGGCATCGGGTCTACGGCGGTCCGTGTCGCCCGCGTCTGGACCGCCAGCCCGACGGTCGCCCTCACCGCCGAGAACCTCCCGCAGTACGGGGACTCGCACCCGGACAACCCGTACCTTCTGCGCACGAGCATGGCGGCGACGCGCGAGCCCGCGATCGAGGCGTGCATCGTCATTGTCAACTACGGCATTAGCATCGTCGGCGGCGGCGGCGATACCGCGAGTGAGGAAGTCCCGTTCGACACGGCGAACCTGATCGGGTTGATGGCCCCGGATGTCGTGAATGAAGAGATTGCCACGACCTACCCGATCTTGCGGCCAACTATGGTTGCGCCCGTCAGCCTTCTCCCGGACGAGCCGCCGGGTACAGGCTCTCGGCTCGCGTGGTCCCCGGAGGACGGCGTAGGGCTCCGCGTGCACACGGTCCACACCGTGCGGACAAGTTTCCGCATGACGCGGCTGAACACGCTCCAAGAGGCTCTCGGGGCCTTCGCCACCGTCGGGCCGCGATCGGCAAAGATCCACATCATCAACGGCATTCCGTACCTGTTCCGCATCCGCCTGATCAACCCGAGCACGCAGGGGGACGAAAGCGGTTCGATGGCATGGAACGCGGAGTTTTCTTGGATTGCCGACAGCGGCGTGCGGCTGCCGACTTCATCGCTCCCCGACGATTGGGTGTTCTTCCCCAACAGCAACGCGGTTGGAGATGACACGATCCGGCTCCCGGCGTTGCAGAGCGTGTTCAATCCTGGCGTCTTCTATCTGATCCCGCCGTTCCACGATGTCTTTCACGGCCCGCTGCAAGTTGAAGATGCAAGCCTGCTCGAGCCAGAGTTCATCGCCCGGCTGATTTACGAGATCGACGCCAACGGGTACCAGGGCCTGCCCGGGGTGGCGACATGAACGAGGTCATCCTCGGTCGGATCGTCTCACGCGAAGGGCCGGAGATTGGCCTGCCGCGATCGCGGACCTACACCGTCCGCTGGCGCATGCCGAACGGGTCGGAGATGTTGCTGCCGGGCTGCTCGACGCGCGAACTACACGGCACGGAGGTACACCGGGTCGCGTTCCTTCTTGGGGCTCCGGTTCTCGGCGTGCTCACCGACGCCCCGGGATTCCCGCAGATCATGATTACCGATCGTGAAGACTACGCGGTGGGGTGCGGATGAAGGCGAAAAAATGCAATGGCCTGCCTTCGCTCGAGCCGTGCCCGGACGGCCCGTACATCGACATCTGCGAGGATGAACCTTCCGAAGGCGTCGGCGGAGGGTTCGTCCGAGTCTGGGGATGCGGCGAGGATTCATCGCTTCAGCCTCCGCCTGGCGGTTCGGATGACGGCGAGTGCTACGGCGAGGAAGAGGTCAACATCCCGGCGGAGTTCGAGCGGCGGCAGTTGCGATCGCAGGCGATGCAGTGGTCATACGCCGTTGAGGTAGTCGAAGAAATCCTAGATCCCGACTACTTGCCGTCTCAGGACTGGCGGAAACGGATTACGACTCATGAAGTGCCCGGCACGCTGACATGGGGAAAGCCGAGTGTCTCGGTTGCGGATGCGTCGGACTGGTCCCGATTCGGTTTCGCGGAGTTCGTGACGGACACCGACACCGGCAACGGAATCTACAGATTCATCGGGCGTTCTCGTGGCCCTCGCACGGTCCGCGAGTTTGACGCATCCGGGGCGCTGATCCGAACGACAACGACATTCGAGTTTCTCGAGCCCCCGTTTATTTCCTACAACACGGATCAATCAGGCGGGCTCTGCTTTGAAGTGGAAATGACGCACTATCCCTATTGCGGGCCTTCGTGCGTGATCAACCCGCCGTTCGTGCCCTGCTGCGATCGCGCATGGACAAGCGAGCATAACGAATATGACTTCGACACGATCGAAGACGGATCGGTAGAGCAGCGGTGGGAGCGTGTCACAATCACGCCGATCGGTGATCCGTCTCTACCGTACTCGGAGGACTCGATCCGTATCCGTGTGACTGAGAATCGAAGGGCCGCACTGTTCGGCTTCAGGCTTCCGGACAGCGGCTTTGGTTGGCCATTCGACGAAACAGGCGGCTGTGTGCTGGATGCGTCGGACTTGATCCCGGTGGCCTACTACCACCGATGCGGATCCGGCGATGAGGTCGCAATCCCGGCGGAGTTTGGCGGGCCGAATGTCGTCAAGATTGATGGCGTGTGCCATAGCCGGGCCGGATCAGGCATGGATCTTCCCGACATCCCATCGAACCAGCCGGATAGGGTAGAAGGGGCGTGGTCATCGTGCCCCGCGTGCGACGAGAACCTGATCCCGGTCGCGGAATTCGAGCGATGCGACGGCGTTTCGGGTGTTCGGCGTGTAGATCTCGATTCGTTTCCGTCCCCGCCTTCCGTGTGGCAAGTCTGGACGGTGCAGGATCGTTGCCAGCGGATCTCCCGCATCGTGAACGGCGTACCGGATACCTTGCTCGGCGGCGGGCCGTTCTCTGACTGCGCCGAATGCACCGGGCTCTATGTGCTGATCCCGTGGTGTTCGTTTGCGAACCGCTGGATCATGGTGTCACAATCAGAGTATGACGACGCGGTAGCCGCCGGGCTGCTCGGGCCCGAGGGCGTGGTGTGGGTTGGCAACGGGGCGAACGGGCGGAAGTGGTGCATCAAGAATCGTGCGAGCACTCGGAATGTAACCGACTTCCCGAGCGAGTACATTCTTCCGCTCGCGTCTCTTGCGAGCATCCGAGCGGCATACCAGATGGGGAGATGGTTCGGATCGTGCGCCGCGTGCGATACATCAGAGCCGATTGATCCGCAGGAGCCGCCCGGCGATCCGCAGTTGCAGGCCCCGCCGAACGATGCCATGATCGCCGAGTTTATGGCACGCGATCCAGTCCACCAGTGCCGAACATGCGGGGGTTGACGATGTACCAGAAGATCACGCTTAGTTTGGACACCGCCTCATCGCTGATCGTCCTGGCGCATGATCTGGACGGGCTCTCGGTGCAGGCGGACTTTTCTAACGGCGGTTCGTCCGGCGTCATCGAAATCCTGCTCAACTACACCGGCAGGACCGGGGACGGGGTATCCATGAGCGGGCCGCAGACGCTGACGGCGGCTTCTCCGAGGGTTTCGGGGCTGGACATCATCGAGGCCCCGTTCGTCGAGTACCGTGTCAACACGGCGGCGGCGGGCGAGTATGTGAACATCCACCACTACGCCTATCGGGCGTTGAACTGGCCCACATGGGCATGAGGTGAAAAATGGCGACGCGAACACTGGTTGACGGGGCAACGAATCTCAGTCTGACTGCATCATGGAGCGGAACGACACTGCCCGTTGACGGCGATACCGCGATCATTCCGCGCGGGAGCCAGCACATCAGCACGCTGACGGGGCTCTCGGGCGTCAACCTCGCCCGTCTTGAGGTGGCGTTCTCGGGCCGGATCGAATCCGCAGCCGGGGCGGGCTGGGCGATCGATGTGGACAGCACATCTGCGTCTGAGGCGATCATCACCAGCCGGGGGGCGACGCTGAAGTTCGCGGGCGGGACGAGCAAGAAGTGGGAGATCACGAAGGTACGCGCCCCGGGCAGCACGATCACCTTCACCGATGGCGAGTGGGAGGATTTGTTCGTCGAGTCCGTCTCCCAGTTGACGCTCGATCCGAGCGTGGTCGTGGACACCTACCGGCAGTACGGCGGCAATGTCTGGATGGGCGAAAACGCAACGGTCGTGACCGATGGCAAGGTTTACGGCGGGGCGATCACGATCCGGCGCGGCGGTACCTGGCGGCTGCACGGGAATACGACCGTGATCCTCGACATCCGCAACGGGGCGACGACGACGATCTACACCGAGAGCCCGGGCGTCACGCTGATACACAAAAATGGCGGGTTCAACGGCGAACTCAACGAAGGTCAGTACATCGACTCGCTCGAGGAGCCCGCGACGATCGGCGGGACGGCGATCCAGATCGGGCCGCACATGCGGATCAGCGCGACGAACCGCGTCACCTTCAGCAATGTCACGCAGATCGGCGTGGAGCGGAGCCTGGCTCCGGTTTGATCGCGGTCCCGGTGGCGTTCGTTTCTGGGGCGGCCTGTCCGCCCCTTTTTCATGGCCCGCGACCCGCTCCGGGGCTGCCGGGGGTGCGGGGGGTAGCCCCCCTGTCTGGGGGATTCTCGGACCCAGAAAGATTTTCCACATTTTCAACCCATGCCGCTTGATCACGGTGCCGATGGTGGTATAGTATTGATGTCGGGCAAGGGGCCCGACAGAAAGGGACGAACGATGGAAAGCACCGCGAAAAACAGCAAGATCAACGCAATCGAGATTCACCGCGAGGGCAACACCTACTACGCCTTCGCCGATTCCGGCGAGATGATCGCGTCGGCCCCCGGCCGTATTTCCTGTCTGCAGGCGATCGGCTGGGAGATGGAGCGGCGTGGCGTGGTGGAGGCGCTCGTCTGCGGCCGCCTCTGGAACGCCGCCGGCCTCAAGGCCGCGCATCAATGACACCTCCCCCCGCCCCGAAAGGTGCGGGGGCAGATTATGCCAAACACGCTCACCACCACCGAGGCCGCCATCGAGATCGGCGTCAGTCCACGCCGCCTGCTGGCGATCGCCCAGGCCCGTGGCGTGGAGCCGTACCGCCGGGTAGGCGGTGCCTGCCTGTGGCACGCATCGCAGATTCCCGGGCTGCGTCCCGGGCCTCGAGGATGGCCACGAGGGCGGCGTCGCGGCGGACGGGCGGCAGTTCCGCCACCACCCGCAGATCGCGGCTGACACGGTCCACGGCGGCCCGGGCTTCGGGGTGGCGTGCAAAGTACCGTGCGATTTCCGCCGGCCTGAGATTGTCCACGCCGAGTTCGTGGCCGGCATCGATCCCCGTGAGCCCGTAGTCTTGCACGAGGAGGGCGGCGGCGATCATGCGGGCACGGGCGATTGGGCGGCGTTCAGAGCCCGAGACGACCTCGGCCATCGGCACGCCGAGGCATCGGCAGACGGCGGCGGCGTAGTCAGTCGGCGGCATGAAATCGCCCCACGCCCGCTAGAGCGTGGAGCCCAAGCCTGGCCCAGCCTCGCGGAGCCCCGCGAGGCCCTGCCACTCCGCGTGAATCTGCCCCACGCCCCTTCGAGCGTGGGGCCCTTGCCGCGCCGCAACCGGCCGTGCCACGACGAGCCCCGCCAACGCCCCGCCTCGCGAATCTGCCCGCCACCCTCTCGGGTGACGAGCCCTTGACATGCCGCGCCCTGCCTGGCCGTTCCGGGACAAACCTGGCATCGCCGAGCCGCGCGAATCTACTGCTCCGCATCCCCAGCCCAGCCGGGCAATCCCCGGCCCGGTTTCTGGTTCGGCGGGGCCTTCAGTTCCTTCCGCACCTGCTTCGCGTAGAGCAGCAGACGCGAGCCGACATACTGCACCGCGTGGAGGGATCGCTTGTGGCCTTCGCTGATCTCCCCGAGGTCCACGCGCTGCGATTGATCGACGCCGCGACCGATCGAGCGGATGGCGCGTTTCTGCCGCTCGGCGAGTGCCTCGACCATTTCATCGCCGCCGATGATGACGATTGACCCTCGCCGCTGGATCGGGAGCATGGCGATTGCGTTGTCCGCGAAATAGCGTTCGATCTCGCTGATGATGGACAGGGCCGCGACGCCGTGCTTGTTCGTGCCGGGCGCGTGGCCCGCGATCTCGGCGATGCGTTCGGCCGGGATGACGCTGCCAAGTTCGAGGGATTCGAGGTCTACGGGGTATCGTCGCGTTGCCATGTGGGTTCCTTTCGTTGAATCTGCCCCCAGCCCTCTCGGACTGGGGGCCCTTGTCATGCCCTGAATCGCCACGACGAACCGCACCGAGACTGGCCATGCACAGCCCTGACATGCGAATCTGCCCGCCGTCCTCTCGGACAGCGGGCCCTTGCCGAGCCTAGCCGGGCCGGGCCCCGCCGGGCCAAGCCCCGCCGCGCGAATCTGCCCGCCGCCATCTCTGGCGGCGAGCCCTTGCCTTGCCCAGCCCGGCAGAGCCCCGCACAGCCCTGACATGCGAATCTGCCCGCCGCCATCTCTGGCGGCGGACCCATGCCACAACCCGGCTTGCCCTATCTCGCCGCGCCCCTCCGGGGCTCGCGGTGCCGGGCCCATACACGCCACGCGAATCCATCAACACACCTCAACGGAAAACGAACCGAACCGGGGCCGCCAGTCGCCAAGCCCCTTCAAGATGCCCGCGTAGTTCATCGCCTGCACGATGTCCGCCCTGTTCACCTGCGACGGCAGGAACAGCATCGTCGTATGCACCTGCCACTGGTGGAAGATCGGGCGGGTGCGGAGCACACGGGACTTCTGCACCGCGCAGACCGAGCGATGGGCGTGCTTACCTGAGGCCCAGAGTTTCGCCGGGTCGCGATACTGGTTGCCCTTCGCGTCGAGCAGCGGCGAATCGTCAACGATCGTGACCGCCGCTTGCACGAGTTTTCCCTTGCGTTCGGCGGTCGCCCCGGCACGGAGCACGGCCTCGATGTTCTGGGAGGGGATGATGATGCCGCCGTCCATATCGGTGTAGAGCCCCATGTGAAACTCCAACTCCGACATCCGGGCGTGGTCGTCGTCGGTCTTGGACTTCGCTTGCTTCGCGGAGATTTTCTTCATCTCCCGAAGCATCGGGTTGTCCGGCGTGAGGAACGGCAGGGCGTTGTGGAGCAGGATCGGGCGAACGCCCACGAGTTTCAGAGTCAGCGATGCGGTTTCAAGTGCCATATTATGAACCCCTTTCTAATCTGCCCGTCGCCCTCTCGGGCGGCGAGCCCTTGCCTTGCCGCGACTAGCCCTGCCTTGCCGCGACTAGCCCCGCCGAGCCGAGACGCGCCCTGCGAATCCGCCCCACGCCCGCTAGAGCGTGGAGCCCTTGCCTTGCCGCGAAGTGCCACGCCCCGCCAAGACGAGACAAGCCTCGCGAATCCGCCCCACGCCCGCTAGAGCGTGGAGCCCTTGCCATTGCCCCGCCGCGACACGCCATGCCGGGACAAGCCCTGCGAATCCGCCCCACGCCCGCTAGAGCGTGGAGCCCTTGGCTCGCCGCGACGTGCCATGCCCCGCCGAGACGAGACGAGCCTCGCGAATCCGCCCCACGCCCGCTAGAGCGTGGAGCCCTTGCCATTGCCCCGCCGCGACCCGCCCAGCCGTGCCGAGCCCCGCGAATCCGTGCACAGGCAGGCCCCACCCGATCATTTCGCCTTCCTCCGATCCCGCTCAATCACGCCGAGCATGAGCCCGAGCCCCACAGCGAACCCGCCGACCGATGCGGGTATGTCGCCGATCATCCAGCAGGTGCCGACGCCGAGCAGCACACACACGAATGCGATGGCGTAGATCATCGCTTGGACCCACGCTTGACGGAACCGGGCTTACGCTTTTCTCTCGTGTCCATGTTCCGAAGTCCCATTTGCCGCATGTATTCGTACAGGTCCGTCGCCTTCGCCCCGATCGTGTAGGTCTGGCCCTTCAACCATGACTCACAGCAGGAAATCG